TTTTTGCGGGGATTAAATGAGATTGGTAAGGTTGTAGATTCTGTTATTGGTACCCATTTCTCAAATGGCGGAGCTCTTCAAATAAGTCTTGGTAGAATGGGTGGTGGGGGTGGTGCTTCATTTACTCCGGCTCAACACATTCAAGCAATGGCTTATGGAGATGCCAATGGCGTGAAGGTAGCACAAAAGCAAGCACCAAAATTTGGATATGCAGGATACGCAGACTCTTCAGGTTTAATGGAAGGTATCATGAATGGTGCTGGGAAGCTAACCAATTCAAAGCTCCACGACCCAAATAGGAATTTTGACAAGGGTAAAAGTGACGTTAGAAACGGAATCAAAGGCATAACTGATGGATTTGATAAAGCCAAAGAAGAGTTAATGAACATGGGAAAAAACAAACCAGCAGACAAAGGAGCAGGTGGTGACAAAGGAAAAGGCGGTAAAGGTGGTGGGGGTGGAAAAGACCCTAACAACAAAAAGACAGCAGACAACACAGGTAAAATGGCCGATAAAATGGATGACATGAATGAGGACATGAAGTACCTAAGGGATATTGCTGAAAGGGAATACGTAAACAAATTCACGACTGCAGAAATAAAAATAGATATGACAAACTACAACAATATTTCAGAACAGGCAGACGCTGACGATTTTATCGATGCACTTGGAGAAAGACTTGCGGAACATGTCTATACTGGAGCGGAAGGGGTGCATAGCGACTAATGAGAACACAGGGATATATATTTTATATTGATAAGGTGCTTTTACCTGTTGCACCTTCATCTGTTAATATTTCGCATAAGAATATGAATAGTATTATCAATTTAATAAATGATGCAGAGTTTAATATGCTAAAACAGGAAGGACTGCAAGAAATAAGTTTTAAATTTATGCTTCCTTCTCAACGTTACCCATTTGCCAGATACTTAGGATTTTATCAAAAACCAAGCTATTTTTTAAATAAGTTAAAGAACCTAAAAAAAAGAGCAAAGCCTTTTCAGTTAATTATAATAAGAACCTATCCAAATTCCGCACAGGCTTATTTCAACACAAACCTGAAAGTATCACTTGAAGATTTTTCTGTTGAAGAAAATGCTGAGGAAGGTATGGATATTTATGTAGAAATTAAACTGAAAGAATTTATAGACCCTCGTCCAAAACAATATATATCGAATGCGGACGGAACTGTGAGTACGCAGAACCAGAGATGGACAGATAAAGTTGAAAGCAGGATAAAGGAAATGAAGTATGGCGATAAAATTTGGCAAGTCATAAGACGTGAAACTGGTGGACTTGACCAACTTGAAACGGTTATGGAAATAAATGGGATTTCTTCCTTAACTGGATTTGTAACGGATAAATTAAGGTTGTGGTAGAGATGCTTGAGGATATAAAAAACAAAATAAAATCCTTTATGTCAAAACCAAACGAAGAAAGCTATGACATGGAAAAGGATATTGAGCTGATAGTAGCAAGCCAAAGCACCAAAACCATAATCTCACCAGTTGTTACAGACAGTATTGAGCTGTCTTTAGAAAGAAAAGCTGCACCAGGGAAACTTACATTCAAAATGATTTTCGATGAAAAGGTTCAGGAAGGTGATCAGGTAAGTTTAAAGTATCGAGGTCAAAATGTATTCTTAGGCTACGTATTTACTAGAAAACTTGGAAAGAATAATATTGTAACAATCACAGCATATGATCAGCTGAGATATTTAAAAAGCAAAGCATACTATGTTTTCAAAGGTAAAAAAGCAAGTGAAATCGTACAGATGATAGCAGCAGACTTTAAGCTCACGCTTGGAGAAATAGAAGACACAAAGCATGTATTCGAGAAAAGACGTGAGGACGGAACAACTTTAATTGACATGATTCAAGGGGCTTTGAGTGACACTTTGAGATTTACAAATAAGAGATATGTGATTTACGATGATTACGGGAAGTTGACTTTGAAGGAAACTGAAAGCCTTAAAATAAAAGATTTAATATTTGACAACACTTCAGGGAAAGACTTTGACTTTGAAAGTAGTATTGACAAAGAAACCTATAATCAGGTAGTCCTTGACTACGTAAATGATAAAGAGAAAAAACTTGAAAAATATCAGGTATTTGACAGTGAGAACATTACTAAGTGGGGGCTTTTACAGTATTTTGAGAAAGTAAACAGGAGCAACGCAACAGAAGCCGAAAGAAGAGAACGTGCGAATAAAATGCTTAAATACTATAATCAGAGAACCAAAACCTTGAAACTGAAAGGGATATTCGGTGATGTAAGGATTCGTGGGGGTTCTTCTTTTATTGTTTATATGGATGTTGCCGAGTTCAAGCTCGCAAATTATATGCTGGTTGACAAAGTTACGCATAAGTTTGGATTCAAGGAATACTTTATGGATTTGGACTTGGAAGGAAAAATAGGTAAAGAGGAGGGGCACGATGGCGAAATTAGAACAAGCACTCAAGAAAATGATAAATAATGCAATTGAATATAATAAACCTTCTGAAATCTATGTGGGAAAAGTTGAAAGTGTCGGTCCACTTACTATAAGGCTTGATATAAACGTACCTGTTCTAGAAGAAGATGAGCTTATTTTAACACATCTTGTAAAAGATTATGAAGTCGACATCACTGTCGGGCATTCCACTGAAGAAACGGAAGTCGTTGAAGGTGCAATGACTGACATAAAAAAACATAAGCACGAGTACAAAGGGCGTAAGAAAATAACAGTTCATAATGGTTTAAAAGTTGGGGAAGGTGTGCTACTGATAAGACAGCAAGGTGGACAAAAATTTATTGTCCTTGACAGAATTGATGATCCTCAGACAGAAGGTGAGTGGCTATGATACCCAAAATTAAAACGAGTGCGGATATAACGGTGAAAGAACAGCCAACGAAAACCTATAAAATGGAACTTTACAAAGGTAACTATATTTTAGGATTTGTTGACAGTCAAAAGGCTATGGAACAGGCAATTTATAAAATAATACGCACGGAACGATACAAATACATTATTTATTCCTGGAATTATGGAATTGAACTTGAGGATTTATTCGGCATGCCTGTTGAATATTGTGTCGTGGAACTGGAACGTAGAGTTTCGGAAGCATTGTTACAGGATAACAGGATAACAGCGGTACATACTTTTGAGTTCGATACTGAAAGTGAGAGAGGTACAGTTCTGATTAAGAAATTTATTGCTGAAACAGTATTTGGGAAAATTCAGATTGATAATGGGTTGGCGGTAACATTAATCTAAGGAAGGAGGATAATATGTTTGAAGTTGTGACTTATGAAAAAATAATGGGAAGAATGCTTGCAAGGATTCCGAACAGCTTGGATAAGCGGGAAGGCTCTGTAATATGGGACGCTTTGGCTCCAGCGGCAATGGAGCTGGAAAGCATGTATTTTGTGCTTCAGGATTTCATAAAGGAAACATTTGGAGATACAGCAAGTAGGGAAAACTTAATACGTAGGGCTTCCGAACGTGGAATATCTCCATACAAGGCAAGTAAGGCAGTACTAAAAGGTATTTTCAATATTGAGATACCTTTAGGGAGTCGTTTCAGTTTGGAAGACTTAAATTATACGGCAGTAAAATTTATCCAGCATAATACTGCTACAAACCTTTATGAATATGAACTGGAATGCGAAAGTTCAGGAAGGACTGGCAATGCAAAAACTGGTAAAATAATACCAATTGACTATATAAGTAATCTAGGACGTGCTGAAATAACAGAACTTTTAATTCCAGGACAAGATGAAGAGGGAACAGAAGTACTCAGAAAAAGATACTTTGACAGTTTTAACATGAAGGCTTATGGTGGGAATATTTCTGATTACAAGTTAAAAGTGCATGAAATAGAAGGTGTCGGAGCTGTTAAGGTAACTCCAGTATGGAATGGAGGCGGAACTGTCTTATTAACAATATTGGATAGCGATTTCAATCAAGCGAGCACTACCTTAATTAAAAAAGTACAAGATATTATAGATCCAACAAAAGATGCACAGGGTTTGGGTGTTGCTCCAATAGGGCATATTGTGACAGTTCAAGGAACAACAAACGTTCCTGTGAATATAACAACCACTATTTCTTTTGAACCTAACTTTACATGGCCACTTGTAAAATTAAAAGTTGAGGAAGTAATAAAGAATTACTTGTTGGAGCTTAGAAAAACCTGGGCATTAAAAAATGAAAAAGTGAGTAATAATCTTGTTGTAAGAGTATCAAGGATAGAAGCAAAAATACTTGACATAAATGGAATTTTAGATATCCAGAGCACAACAATAAATGGAAGTTCTAATAATTTACAACTTACTGAATATGAAATTCCTGTATGGGGAGGTATTACAGTATGAA